TCAGTAATCAAACTCCCAAGGATCAAATTCATCCTCATCCTCTTCCTTCTTCTTCGGCTTTCGCTTGAAGTTCACCGGAAAGAGATCCCTATCGTGAAGGCATTCATCACAATGCCCATCCTTCTTAGCTCGCGTGACAGGCTTATAACAAGCCGGACAAGCGCCCTCACCATTAGTATAGACATAATTCGGGAGATCTACCAACCTAAAACCAGACATTTATCTGGACCTTTTCTGTGACACTCTAACTTTCGTTAGGTGGTGAAGTGTGAGGTAACGATCCTCTAGGGCAGCAGATTACGCTCTTCCATTTTTACGTCACCGGGTTCGAACCGGCACCCTTTCCATTCACTTCTACTACTATCTTAGCAGACGTACTCTAGATATCAAGTGCGACCACGGTGGAGTGTGAAGGATTCGAACCCTCATAGGCGGGATATCTCCCTATTGGCTACCATAACTCCGAAGAGTTGAGGACTCGAACCTCGCCACGACCATCGTCTGGGTGGGAATCGAACCCACTAACCTTTCCATTCACCCCTTGGTAGAGAAGATCTCATTCCATTTAGCTATCATAGCGGACCAGATTTCTTTCTCTTCCTGCAAGCATACATCACAACGGTCTTCATACCAACCGTTTTCTTCACTTCCTGGTTTGCAAGAACAACTACTGAGGTTCTGGTCGAAAAACATCAATCCATCCATCTCCAATGACATGTTCTGCGCCATTTGTCATCTTGAATTTTACAGGAGGCATTCCTGCATATGGAATACCAACATTTACTAAGACAACCTCTTCGACTTCCCCGAAATATCTAAGGATATCCATTGGTTGAATATGATCTGCTGTTATCTCTAACCATTTACCTTTCATGCGAACCCAACCGGACTTGAACCGGCGACCTCTGCCGTGACAGGGCAGCGCTCTGACCAACTGAGCTATGGGTCCATTTCGGATACTTGATGCCGTTCGCTCTCCTATTGCCCTTGAACTGGAGGTGGGCACTCTCTTTTACTCATGACTTAGGCAATCTTATCATAAGCATAGACGGTATCCGCGCCTATTGTCCTCAGTACGGGGCTCGAACCCGTTACGCAAGCTCGACAGGCTAGCGTGATACCCATTCACCAACTGAGGTTTGGTCGCGGCATCCAGCATTCCACTGGAACTAACGGTCCGATGACCGCTGTGCTCTTTTACACCATACTGCGAGTGGAGGATACGGTACTCGAAACCGTTTCTCTTGATTGCAAAACAAGTGTGCTAACCCGTCTACTAATCCCCCTTACACGACGATTACAGGTAGACCCTGCATACGGCTCGTCGTCAGCCAATATTTCAATACTTATGTGGACCAGCAAGTATCAAATCATAAAGATCTGAAGGTGCAACTTGTCCCGTTTGTCGATTGTCATTGAAAAGATGGATATCGTTGGCGAGGTAATCAGCATCAACTAGTTGAGCACATTCAATGCTATGACCTCCTGAAAGCCTCTTCCAAAGCCAAGAGAACCCCTTTTCCTTGAAAATCCTAGTGAGACCGATAAATCCGTCATCATAGAAATTGTACTCTCTACCGACAAACTTCAGGCCTCCATCTGAGATGGCCTTACGCTTCTCATCTCCGATCTCATCTTGAGACCATACCACATTGGAATAATGATTCCAAGGGTCGAGTTTGGCTCCCCCCGGTTCTGCCCCGACGATGGAAAGACCTAAGATAGGAGAATCAACTACCAAAACGGCGTGATAGGCTTTAGAATGAGTTACGGCGGTGATGAGAGAAATGACCGGTTGCTTGAACCAATTGCGTTTCTCTTGAATTAAGACTCCGTAATCTCCCGGTCTAGGGGTCATTCCTTCTCCTCAGTTGTTTCTAGTCGATCCGCGATTGCAACCACTTCTCTTATGAGTTGGCCCATTTCATAATTTTCAAGAAATTTTGTCTCAAATTGACCTTTAACGACACCGTCGATTTGAATACCAGGAAGAATGTATTCACAACTATTACATCCACTAAATGAAGTGGGTTGAGCATTGAGATTTGATTAAACTGGTGGTAATGCTCAGGCCCAACATCTTTACGTTGGTAGCGGTCTCGGGAGTCGAACCCGATGCAACACACCATATGAAAGTGGCCAGACACCGTTTCTGGTATTTCCGCTAGCTCTGGCACAGGGATTCGAACCCCGAATTGTACACGTTAACAGCGTGCTGAGAAGCCATTACTCATTACCAGAATATATACTACAACTTTTTAACCAAAAGACCAAGAGGCTTCCAACAAGGAATTTCTTCCCCCGTCTCCAAGTCATAGTGATTCACTAAACAGTTCTCGTATGCTAATACGAAGTAGATCGTATCATCGATACTTACTGTTTGTCCAACAATTTCCTTGGGAAGAAAATCAACTGGAGGAACGATAATGACTGTACCGCGCCCCGTGATCTGGAATCTATCAAGTTCTGTAAATTCTCTCATGCTCATTCCGATTCGATTGGATTGATACGTAGGTACATCAAATCGTCCTTGGCAATAGTCGGAAGACTAGCAATCCGAAAGAACTCCACCGGAACTCTATAGAGATGGAACAAGTCCGGTGTATTTAGATGCTTCTTATGTGCCCAATAGTTACGAGTCTTTCCGCAGCACTCTGTGCGTCTAAAGCGCTTCTTGAATTGCTCCAGCCTGTGTTTCCATAGGTAACGGCGCACAGCCATCTTCGAATCAAAGTACATTGTCATGCTCTGGCTACTGGAATCGAACCAGTGGGGTAACGGTTTAACAGACCGTCCTAACTGCCAACAGTTAGCCAACCAGATTAATGAACAATTAACCATACCAACGACTGGGGGATTGTTCATTCCCGTCCTACAACGTCTTGTAAGCGTACCCCCGGTCGGACTCGAACCGACACGCCCTCAGATTAGACACCGGGTTTAAACCGGTTGGATATACCATTCTCCTACGGGGGCATATTCTATCATCTACACGATACCATACTAGCGTGCTCACAGCCGAACTGCAAGCTTGCGAGACTGTATCTGCCTTATCATCCACCCAACCCTCGATGATAGAAACTTTTGAGACTTACATGAGAGACTCTAGGGACCTATATCCCCGCTCATCTTTCCCAGGCTAGTCAGGCCTGGAGCACGCCCCTGACTAGGGGGCTTCTCAATGCTCGGTACTCTCTATCGGATTCGAACCGATAACATCTGCGGTTTGAGCGCAGCGCCTCTTCCGTTGGGCTAAGAGAGCTTAAAGCAGACTATGGCCGGTCTGCAAGCGGACTAGTTAACTTGTAAAGTCTACTCTACACCATCGACCGAAGATATCAAGTCTAAGCGTAAAGCTGAGCCTTGGTTGGGACGTAACCCTTCCACTTCAAGACCATACCTGCCTCTTCTGGCGTGCGATTACGCTTCTTGTGGTTGCAATGGGTACATGCAGCTACAAGATTTTCCCAGTTGTTCTTGCCGCCTCGTGAGCGGGGTAGAACGTGATCGATGGTCGCAGCGTAGTTCTTGCAGTTATCGAAAGCGCAGATGTGCTTGTCACGAACCAGGACGCCACGCTTAGATACCCGTGGAGGGCCGTAGATTCGATTGTAAGCGACTTTCACGTGGTAGGTGAGGCGAAGTACCCGAGGCCATGCCCAGTCCCTTAGAAAGCGTCCTGAGGCATCTGCTTCTTCAACGATGGCCTTACCTAGTGAGAGAAGACGAGCAGCCTTCTGCATTGACAGGTTGGAGTTCAATACTTCATATGAGGCATTGAGCAAAGTGATTCTCTGGTTATTCATTGTCATTGCGGTCATTGCTGTCCACCTTCACCCTTTCTAGTGAGGTTGTCGTAGGTACTACTTTGGATGGGCCATCTGGACCCAACCTCAACGGTCTCAAGCCGTTGATCTGTTTGTTGCGTGTCTCCGGAGGGAATCGAACCCTCAACCGTGACCTTTAGAGAGTCAGGTTCTGCCTTGCGGAGACCTGACGGAACTGTATCACGAAAAGCTAGTGGCAAGCAAGCGCAAAGCTTCCTTGATTTTTCGCCAGGCTCTAGAGCCATAGCTGTAAGTTGACCATTGAGATCGGGTTCGCTGACTAATGAGGATTCAATCCTTTTTTGTCTGCTTCTATCCCATAGATCTCGTAAAGTATCTTCGTTGGGTGTATTGATCACAACGAGGTAATTGCTGGACTTGTACCAGTCTCGTGCTTCATCCGGGTAATCCTGAGTGAACTGAATCGCCGCGTGGATGGCTTGGGCCATTTGTTGGCCCGCAGTAAGGTCTGACCGAACTACGATGTAGAACCGATCCTGAACCTAGGTGTGTTCCATTTTTCATTCTCCTTTTGTAGTTTTCCATTGCCCTCTCATAAGGGCCGGGTCCTGGGTCAATACGATGACTATACCTATCCCAAATTTCCATTTTGTATCTGTAGATAAAGGTGGCAAGTTCCATGCGGAGACAACAGGATTCGAACCTGCACGGGTTTTGAGGCCCCTAGCGCTTTTCAAGAGCGTGTAGCACACCAATGCGTGCCTCCGTACCCGCCGAAGCGGGGCCTAGCTTAAGCGATTGAAACTGTCTTGCCTGCCGAGTCCACATTACCGGACCCGGTGGTTCCTGTCGAGGTATTGACGACGTAACCGAAGCCACCCATGCGACCGAAGGTGTTCTTGTTGATCGCGGTGTTCGTTACCGGATGAGCCCCGGTGTCGGTGCCTCGAATGTTGAGTGTCCAACCCCCGCCACCGAACCAGTTGTTGTTGATGATGGTGCCGCTGATCGAACCGAAGTCGCCCTGGACGTTAACGCACGAGGTCTCATTCTGGTTCAGGTCCAAGTAATTGTGAATCACCTGGCTGTTTGAGCCCTCATAGACTTCCACGCAATCATAGTGCGGCGCACTAGAGGATGACGCGAAGCTATGAATCCAGGAGTCCTGAATGACAGCGTTACCGCCGAGCCGGACGCCATTCTCTCCATTGAAGATGTTGCAACGGAGTGCGGTCCAGGCTGATCCGTTGGACTGGTTGCGGATTCCGCCCTGGTCCGAACGGTTGGAGTCGATGGTGCAGTCCGTGATCGTTGCCGAGGCTGGACCGTTCCTGCCGATGTCAATGGCCCAGGTTGATCCGCCGTCGCCCTTGATCTTGCAGTTGCGGATGATGACGTTCTTGTGGTCCACGTATACCGAGCCAGTGATGTTCTGGCCGTCAATGACCTGGCCATCGGCTGAGGTACGGAATCCGGGCCTGGCAGCCGCGAGCACAGTGCCCGTAGGAACGCCTGTGTTGGCCGCTGAGGGCCAAACGGAGCTTGGTTGGGTGATTGTGCCCGTGGCGACTGCTGAAGTCTTGTGGCCCGCCCTATCTGTTGCGGTTGCAGTGACAGCGAAGCTGGTCATTACGCTACCGAGTTGAAGACTGCCACCGAGCCCGTGTCAGAGACCTTGGCCCAGGTACGTGCGCCCGTGTCGGTGACGGCAAGGGTGACGGCATCGGCAGTGGTCAGGACGACCGTGGCCGTGGCTGGGTTACCTGAACTGTCGGTGCCGGTGACGGTGATCGTCTGGACTGCGGAGTCGGGGTCAGAGTACGTGACCGTGAGAACGATCTTATCGCCCGGTGAGTAGGTGGTCTTGTCGAGAGTTGCCTTGACGACGGGAGAAGCCATATGAATTCCTTTGCTTGAAGTGGTTTAGTACCATTCTACAGTAGAATTCCATGTTATGGCTATGGCGGTAGACACGGGACTCGAACCCGCATGGGAGTTACCCCGCACCTGTATTCCAAACAGGCTGCTTTCCATTCGCATATCTACCATTGTGGCGGAAGGCAGAGTAATCGAAACTCATCCCTCTTTCGAGGGACGCATCGCTTTCGAGGCGAGCCCAACTCCTTGTTGGTTTACCTTCCTCCATTGCATTAGCGCCAGATAAGGTTCTTCATACTCATCATCTCCCCGATGCAACTTCTATATTTGGACGTACCCCTGGAAGGAATCGAACCTCCGTAAACGGTTTGTAGGACCGCCGCTCTCCCATTGAGCTACAGGGGCATGGTGGGTAGTTTCGGTTTAATGTGGTCACTACCCTGTTTTCCCACAACAACTCATACGCAACTAGCAGTATGCATCCTGATAGTTTTCTGAGATTGCATGTGTGGTCATGGAAGGTATCGAACCTCCTACCTCTCCGATGTCAACGGAGTGCTCTCCCCACATGAGCTACACGACCTTGCCCGAGATGAGGCCTCCATGCTCGGGTGTGGTACGGCAAGCCTTCAAGGCTCTTTGGGTCCCGCCCGACCCTCTCTCCGGGACCTACGCGCGTAGGCGAGAGAACCCGTACTCCAGGTGAATTACGATATCACAACAGACACGGTTTAAGAGACCGCCGCTCTTCCTTTGAGCTACTGGAGCTTGATGCAACTAGAGCGCTAGTTGCCAACGACCTCAGCTTCACCCTAGGCAAGTGGCTGGACGACTTTCGATTGCCAGCAACCGGTGCCATTTAAGGTAGGCACCACAATACCTCGTGATCCAGGTGAATTACGATATCACAACCGTTGGCTTAAAAGGCCACTGCTCTTCCTTTGAGCTACTGGACCGTACACTCGTCTTTCCGAGCTGTCAGGCGGGCTTGTGGTGCGGCCCCTACCTTTACCGCGTTCTAGTAGTACCTGCGACCACCGAAGCCTGTGTAATTCTGAGCTAATCCAAGAACGATTAGGACGATCGCGATGACCAACAGAACAGGAGATGAAACCACAAGCAGATCAAGTAGAAGCAAAATCAAACCAAGAATCAGCATAAAACCTTCTCTCAAATAGATGATGTATTTATTTATCCTACACTAGATCATGTAGTTTAGAAAGCTGTTGCTGTCTTACCTTCGTCATGCTTAGCTTCAGATGGCTTAGCCTCTACCGAACCAGCCTGCCCCTCTTCCGGTTCAGCAGAAAGCTTCTTAACGAATTCCTTGACAGAACCCTCAAAGAGTCGAGTGAAATCATCCCGATAGAGAGTGACATCACTTCCTTCAATCTGAAGGTTATACTTTCCCTTCTTTCCAAGAAAAAGTTCTACAGTATCATCATAATTTTTGATCCTTGTTGAGAAATACATAAATGCTCCTTCGGTAGTGGACGTTAACTGATAAGTAATCCTATCACAAGTGGATCGGCATAGCACCCTCACCAGGGTTGCGTTCCAGAGGCCGAGAGCGACTAGGGGGAGTCGAACCCCCGTCATCTGCATGGCAAGCAGATATGATAACCGTTATACTATAGTCGCATTCGCATGATTCACAAGATTCCTCTTTCGCAAGATTCTTCTTTTGATACCCAGACACCGAATCCATGGTCATCGTCTTGAGCTGCTGTCATGCCAGCATGGTTGGGATACGTGGAATCGAACCACGTTCGCTTCCTTATCAGAGAAGAGTTCTAACCAGTCTACTATACCCCATTGTGATGGAATTTCATATTGGTATCCATCATGTCCCCGTTGAAGACACCAGCCATTCATGAGCTGTCCAAAACTCCAATGACGCTCTATGTTTTTAGTGGACAACTTACATAGAGATATAGCGTGGTCCCGGTAGGTAACGATCCTACCTCTCAGGCTCTTCAGGCTAGCACTAATCCATCTCAGCTACAGGACCATAAAGGTTAGTCAGTAGGGTGTCTACTCCTACTCCGATGCGCAATACAATTCGGTGCATTGACTAACCAAGTACCCCCGACTGGACTCGAACCAGTAACCTGGGCCTTAGGAGTGCCCTGCTCATCCAATTGAGCTACGAAGGTATGTCCGTCCCCAACTATACATTATTCCATGACTACGGGACGGAGCCGCCATGGTGTAACTTGAACAGTTCGGATTGCCGGCGTTGAATTTGTGATCCGCTTATTCATGTGTGCCCCTGGAGGGAATCGAACCCCCGACCTACCGGGTAGAAACCGGCCGCTCTCATTCCCCTGAGCTACAAAGGCAATCTCCTACGTTAACGTATTAGGAATTGAAGGCAATTACTCGCCACACAACGTGAAGGCTTTTGCGGAGCGCCCTGATCATAGGCACCTTCATGACTCCTACCGCGTACTCCGGACGGGATTCGAACCCGCGCCAACCTGGGTGAAAACCAGGGAACCTTCCCATAGTCTACCGGAGCTTGGTGAACGCCCCAGGACTTACACCTGGATCCTCACTCGTAATGAGTGGTGCTCTACTTGTTGAGCTAGGCGAACTTGGTCCCCCTATCCAGCTTTAGGCCAGATAGGGAGTTTGGTGGAAGGTGGCTACAGCTCATGGCTGGTTTCCTTAGTTCACCTTACATGACATTTTCCGGTCTGCCAAGTAAGTCACCCAAGATATCCCTATGCTTTCAAGGGCCTTCCGAGTAGTCCCACGGGGAGTCGGACCCCGATTTGCTGATAGAGAGTCAGCCGTCCTAGCCGTTGGACGATGAGACCATACGGTAGGCGGGGAGTGCATGCCCCACTTACGCCAACCACTCCCTGTGGTTGGACCTACCACACTAAATTTCTTCTCTACAAAATCCTATTTATGAACCGGTTCTCATAGGCAACTCCTTGGATCGGAAATTGTTCTCCTGTGCTTATCCATAATGTACTACATCAAATTTGATGAACAAAATTTGAGTTAGACCATGATAGAAGCACTCCTTTCGTTCGGTTTGCTTTTCTTCTTGCTTACAATAGTAAACCTATCACGTTTCTCGCGAGGTAACAAGCCCCAATCCACTATAGGTTCTCGAAGCGATCGAGCAATCAAGACGAATTGCGAGACCTGTCAATCTCTTCGCCGGTTCCACAGCTCGTACGTGCTGTTTCACTGCTCCGCACCCTAGACTCGAACTAGGATTTACCCTGCTTCAGAGGCAGGTGGGTCTACCAATTCCCCCAGTGCGGAATAAGCATATCTCCAGTGATTACCTCTTTGGGCCGTCACTCTTCTATGGCAATTAGCACATCTAACTTCACATTTACCATGCTTCGGGAGCTAGAATCGAACTAGCGAAAATCTGATTCAAAGTCAGACCACCCTGCCAACAGAGAAATCCCGAAATAGGAGAGAAAATAAGCAGGTCGGAATCGAACCGCATTTCCGTTTGGAGACGGCGTAGGACCATCCTACTGCCCGCAATTTCTCTCTTTGAGCATCATTTGGGAATCGAACCCAAGAGACTGCCTTACCAAGGCAGCGGTTTACCACTGAAGCCTAATGATGCGAAGTCTACCAGGGTTCACCGACCTGGATTGTCAGTCCACCCGAATGTGGACACGGGGAGGGGTTTCAACCTCCTGACGGTTTTCTGGCAAGTTTATGATGGCGGCTGGCAGGCCCTTCCGTATATGCAAGGCTGCCACCTTACATAAGCGTCCCTCCCATCGAAAAAGAGAGACCATCGCGAGCTCCTATCCAGAATCGAACTGGAGTTTCCTCGTTACGAAGGAGGGAGGCTACCACTACCCCATAGAAGCATTGTTCATTGTGATACTCCCAGACTCGAACTGGATTCGCTCGGTGCGCGACCGAGTGCGGCTCCCTCCGCAGTATCCTCTGGGGTTAGCTATTCCCCAGGATGCCCGCCTCGACCCTTAAGGGGGCCTGCGCGGCATTGCTTGTTGATGAGCTTAACATACTCATCGCGAGACTCAAAGTCAATGGCGGCTTTGGTGAGCCGAGAGAGCCCCTACCCCGTACTGACCGGAGCTTTCCTCTTTACAAGAGAGGTACATCGCCACAATGTTTTAGGGGCATTGCTAAAGTTGAGCCGCTGGCAGGATTCGAACCGTAGATTGACACAAACCAATGATCAGTCGGCAGGTCTGAACGCAACGCTAGCAGAAAACATTCAGACAAGTCAATCTTGCATCTTCTACCTTACAGGGGTAGACGCTTTTCCCTAGAAGCTACAGCGACATGGAGCGAGTGACCGGGATCGAACCGGCGTTTCCTACTTGGAAGGAAGGAGTAATGGCCATTATACGACACTCGCAATGCCCAACTAGTACCGGAGCACAGTTGGGAACAAGAGACTGGCAGGGTGGCCGGTACATCCCGTGAGGGAGACTGATGGCCACTCTGCCAGTCAAGGTCAGAGACTCAGTAACCCGAGCCCTGACATAAGTGGGGGCGGTCCTTCTAACCGCGCACGATGTGCCTGTCCTTAGAGCCCAGGCCCACTACATTTATTAGCTACACTATTTAGGAATGCGTGCCGCGAAGACAGCAGCCATTTGACCGTTAGCCCGTGTGCTGCCTCCGCTCTCGCGGCTCTCGCATCGGTGCCTGCCGTCTTGCTCTCGTTGACTGTATCCTAAGTCTCAGATCGTGTCAACACTGCATGGGATAGAAGATTCGAACTTCTGACACGCGGGTTTGGAGGCCGCTGCTCTGACCAGACTGAGCTAATCCCATATGTAGTTGTTTCTTGCTGTCTTGCGTTGATGAAAGAACCGTATCACACGGTCAAGCGGTATATCAAGGGTTTTTACGTTCCGGGTCTTATCTCGTCCTGGAGCCTAGCTCAACAGGGATCGAGAGCCCAATTAGGCTAGTCTATTGTCCTGGAACGACTTAATAGACCACGCTTGAGGCAACACAGAAGAGCGCCCGTAGACGCCCTCATGTGTTTCCCGCATTTTGGTCATTCTTATATATTAGACCATCAGAACTTAAAGGTCAAGTCCATCCCTAAAATATTTTTTACCCAGCCCAAACTCCGAAGCCTTCGGGGACAAATCGAGGAGTATTGGAGGCATACTTACTCAGGGTAAGGTAACGACCACCCATCTTTGCCACCATAGCAGACGAACCTCCACCATCTAGCATGATGGCATCATATGCGCCCAAACCGCGCATCAAACCAGCAGCTTCGCGAGGAGTGATCCCATCCTTGTTCAGAGTACCCTGACCATCACTCTTCCCTTGAACCACAACCAGGATCATCTCCCTACCCCCTGGCTTGAGACCAAGAATGGTCCTAGCTACGCCCTGACGATCAGAGTAGGTGCCGTAGTTGTCATCGCAGTGAAGGTACATGAATTGACCTCCACGAAGCAACTCGTGTCCTGTTCCGATGGCACTGTAGATACCGGGAGCTGAGGCGCGAATCCCGATAAAGGAACCCAGACCAATTCCAGCCTGGCTCATTCGGTACATACCCAGGCCCTGAGCATAGATCACATGCCCACCGAGCGGCATAGCGGTCACTCGACTATCGGGAAGGACAGAGACCACCTGACCTGCTCGGTTCACAAGGTACTGCCGAAGGGGCTGAGAGGGCCGTACGCGGACTGGATAGGACCACCTGGCATCAAACACCGCAATGCCATTCTGAGGCAGGTAGTGGCTGTTCAGGGAGTTAGCCGAGACGGTAGAAGAACCTCGATTGATGGTGACTACGGTCTGCACATTTCCAATACCGGCAATACCGTTAGAACCTACATAGAAGGTCGGCTGACTAGGATCGCTCGTGGTCTTGACTACGCCACCGCCACGCATAACTTCCATCCCATTTGCAGACAGATCATGACCGGTGGGATTAGTACCCAGGTCGAAGAAGTCGCCATTCGTACCAAGAGTCGCCTTCGCCAGAGTTGTCATCTCAACCGGGTAGTGGCGAGTATTGACCGAATTGTTGATCGTTGGACCAACACTAGCCCTCACACCAGGGCCACTAAGATTGATATTTGCGACAAACATAGGGGTCTGACTGTAACTGGAGAACTGTCGCAAGGTAACCCCAGGAGCCTGCAAGACTCCCCAGGAGCTTGCGGAGGCATAGGGATTAGTAGGAGGGCAATTAGGGGAGGGAGCGACTGCCGCAGACGTAGAGTAGGCGCGGGCCTTATCCTGAGCGAAAGTCACCTCAGCCCCAGCATAGACCCGAGACCACGTATTGAAAGCATTCACGGCATTATTGAAGATTGTCAGGTATTGCTTCCATAGGATGGTATGAACCTCTACGTTATGGATGAGAGAATTCAATTGGGGATCTTGACTGATGAAGCCGACCGGCATAACTGCACCGACCCGCACAGGAATAACCTTGATACCTGGATGTGACTTCTTATAGAGGTTGAATGCGTTAATAGCGGCGATAAGCTGCACATGTGCTTTGAATTCGTTGGCATGTGTAACGGATACCGCACTATGGGATGAATTCACCATCGCAAAATCATTGACAGCATCAACCGCAGCCTTACTTACGGCAATTCGGGCAAGGTAGGCATCAGATGCAGCAGAAGCACCCGATGGGGTTGGATCGCTAAGGAGTGCGACAGCCATAACGATGGCGAGAATGGAAAGCAGATAACGCTTCACAGTAAAACCCTTCAGTAAGTATTCTCAAATATTAAGAATGACAATAACTCCTGGGTTGAAAGGTATCAAGAATAGAGTAGCTTATGTGGTCCAGATCACAAAGAGTTATCTTTACCACAGGCTATGCGTAGAGTATCCGTTAAGTTATGAGCAGAGAGGTGTTCCATGCGGTAGGAGTCGATGACGATGAGGTCTACGCCGGTTGCCCGGAAAACCGCCCATTTGATCTGATCATCTTCTTCTTCGTGACCCTTGATTTCGATAGCAGCACCGATTCGATTAGTAACCCATTGTACCGAAGGCATCCAGAAGTCGGGCGCATAGAATTGACCAGGCTTCCATTCGACCGCATATTGACGGTCGAAGCGTTCGATAGGTAACTTGGCAATAGAAGCGATGCCCCAAAAGGCGGCTTCCCAGGTCGAGTCAAAGACGATCTCTAGACCCTCTACGCCGTAGTGTTTCTTGACCTTGGTGTGTTTCTGGGCGCATTTGTTGGAGCAATACTTCTTGGCATTACGGGTATTGACACGCCGTTCAAATGATTCTTCGCAATTTAGACAAATGTAGGTTGTCCACTTAGATTTATCACGCTGATTACCATTAATCATATACTTTCGCCGACATATTTCATCGCAATACTTCTTGGTGTAATTGTACTCGCGGTCATTGGCTCCATATACGGTCTTGCCGCAAGGACAGAGAATTGGCTTATAGCCCTTTTCACCGTTCCGAAGAGAGTCACTGCGGATCTTAGCTGTCGCGGCATTGGAACAGTTGCGATCACAAAACCGGCGTTGAGCTGAACGAGCATCACCTGCCGTCTCAAAAGACTTTGAGCAATGCTGGCATGTCTTGGTTAAACGAGGTAGTGGTGTTTTAGTCATAAAATGAGTTTACCCCCTCACCACAACTGTGGCAAGGGGGCATTCTCTTTAGCTGTTATAAGCTGTAGTTAACTTATCACGACTTGACTACAGCGGCGATACCTCTCGGATTAAGCACTGCCATAGAAACCATCTCATCGAATACCCATCCACGAAGGAAACGGTCAACCTGATGGTTCTCTTCTACGTCAAGCGAGTAGAGAACAGGGAACACACCGAGGAAGTTAGGCTCTGGAAGAAGATACATGGTCTTCTGTGGAACCTGGATGGAACGCTGGAAAGCGAACTCACCGAAGGTGGTGATTGTTTCACCGGCAACAACACGATCCTTGAACGCCCAACCGGTTGTGTTGATGTCCCATCTGAAGAAGTCGCGATAGTCGATTGGGTTAACCAACATACGAGAACTGGAAAGTTCGTGCATGTCTGTCTGGGCGACTGCCGTATACATCGACTGAGGAGTAAAGTAACCCGAGGTCTCAGTGATGGTGTGATTAGGTGTGATGGTGTGATCAGGACGTGTAGCGTAGTTTGTCAAAGCAGCCTGAAGAGTAACCATCAGGCGAGCGTCTTCCTGCTTTAGGATAGACTGCTTTGTTTCATCCTGAGCCTGCTCGACTGCGTTGATACGCAAGTAAAGCAGATCTTCCTTGCGGATCTGTGCATGGGAAGCGATACGGAAGAACTGAACGTCTACGCGCTTACCTTCGAAGATGTTAATGCGAACTTCGCCATCGTGACCCGACATGAGATAAGCCTGACCAAGATCATCCCATACGTCATACTGTACAGGAGTACCTGGAGTTACCGGGTCTTCCACTAGTACGTTACGAGTAATACCTTGATAACGAAGCTTAAGCTGAATCGGTCCGATCATACCTACACCGAGACGCTTGAAACCGCTGACATCATCCTGAAGGATACGAGAGATTACGCGCAACTTATCGCTGTGTGCAACCTTCTTACCCTCACGACGAGCGATGATGTCTGATACATAATCATCAGAAGACTTTGCTTGCTTGCCGAAGCCAGCCTGTGGGACCATGGTGGTCGTCATGATATATTCCTTTTCCGTTTCTGGTTGTCTAAGCCCTAGGGATTAGACAGTTCCCTGTAGGCCACCGATGGTGATTGATGTAGGTGAGTTGACAGACAGAACGCGAGCGAATGCCTGAGTCAGCAATGTTCCTGTTCCACCGACAGGAGCAAGCTGTCCTCTCTTTGCTCCTGTAGCGATAGCTGTAACTAGAACACCGTCCGTCCATGTCTGAGATGCATCAAATGCTGGAGCATCAACATTGAATTCCGAATCGGGTCCAAGAACCCAAACAGAAGTTGCGTTGATTCCCTGATCTGAAATCTCGTTGATCTTAAGAACTGGAGCTTCATAGAAGTTGGCAAGGCCATAAACCTTGTCACCTGTAGCGCCAACAAGAGTTACTTGCTGACCTGTCTGCTTGACAGTCGCCATTCCTGGATAGATATCAACTGAGTGATCCCAAGCTGGGTCTAAGAAAACGCTCTTTGGTGTTGCCTGAGTGTTGGCATACAGTGGGCGCAATGTGCGCTTGATGTACGCGAGTGCTAGAGGCACCTTGATCATTATGAATCCTCTTTCTTGTGGTCAAGACTCTTAGCTTTCAGGCTGAAGAGTGCTTCTTCGTATCTTTAAGGCTTCGTCTCTTATAAAGACAGTGTGATCATCGAATTAGTTTTAAAGTTCCCCAAGGAAAAGCATTTCGGCATCTTCCTCTCCATCAAGAGATGAATTACGAGCTGTCTTCGATGCGAACTGTGGAACTGTTCGAACCGCAGCAGATCTAGGAACAAGGTTGCGAGG